GGCTCATGGGAATCATCCTTTCAATAATAGTCGTTGCAATTCTATTATACTGGATTTTTCCCTTTGAGTCATTATTTTTTTACTTGTTGCACTTATATTGTAAATTCAAGCCACAAAAAAATCATATACATTATTATATAATGTATATGATTTTCTGTCAAGATTTCACGTTTACTATATGCCTTTGATAATGCTCAAAATATATAGGTTTTATGCGGTTTATAACGTTTATATATATCCACAACTCTCCATTAAAAATCATTAAAATTAACAGTATGGTAGTCAGAAATATAGTCAGCTTTGATTATAATAGAAATTGATATTTATATTTCTTTTTAAATAAAATCTTCAATCACATCTTGCAAATGACAGGGTGACAATCCGTACTGGTTCAGCCTGTCTATCAGCTCCGTCACTTCTTCCTTATTCGGCGACACATCTTTGACAGACACTTCGTCACACTTAATGCCGTATGTGGTCTTTACTACTCCGTCAATATTCTTTTTGTCTTGCGTAATTGTATACATAGTTATATCTTAGTCCTTTCTTATCCTATGTTATATAATACAACATATGCCACTAAATTACAATATTGTTTGATGTTTTGTAAATAAATTGTAAATTGCCGAAAAAAATAAGGGTGGCATTACACCACCCTCAAAACTACTTATCATACATACCACATCTGTATTCTCTACAAATTGCCCTTAAGTCTTTATACGACAGTCCAAGACAACCTTTTTCATCACCCTGTATTGCACCGTAATCCATAGCCGCCTGCACCGCAGGACGCGCCCACGACGGCATATTGTCATCATTGAAATCATATACCATTGTAGTTTGAACTACATTCACCAACTGTTTGTTGATGTTTTTTAAATCGGCAATTTCTGCCGCCTGTTTTTCGATTAATTCTTTTAATTCTGTATATTGTGACATAGTTAAATCCTCACTTCCTGTTAATCGTCTTTTAAAATCTTCCCATAGCTCCGGCTGACGTACAAACGGCTCAGGACACTTTTTATCCCACACATCATAATGGCGCAATACGTTTTCTACCGGAACATTGTATTTATTCATTAAATATCTTGTCAATTTAATCGTCTGTTCCACAATCCCGTCACGAATATAGTATTTACCGTCCGCACCAATACGACTGCACATTTCAATCGAAATACTGTTCATATTCCTGCAATACGGGTGTTTGTAAATTTTTGTACCACCGACCGCCCACGCCGCCCATTTATCGGGTACAGATTGATATATTCCGTCATCACCGATAAAATAATGTGCAGACGCACCACGATTTGCACCGCTGAAATAATTGCAGTTGTTCAATGCCGTATCGCCGTTATTTGACGTAAAATGAATGACGATATATTTAATCTCGCCATTCCTATATGTATAACAGTTGGACGGGTGACACTGCGGACCCTGTTTGATTTGAATATCCATACTTATTCCTCCGTATCATCTTCGCCGCGCAGTTGTAGCAATATATCTTTCAACTTTTGTGGCATTCGCGGGTAAATTACCGCCACATTTTCCAACACGCTTATACCCTCATTTGCTATGTAAAACATAATGACAATTTCACGAATTGCGACGTTATCGCCTGTAATCTGTTGCAGGACGTTTGATAACGCTACTATAATTAATATAGTAATCTTTTTGAGCAGTCCTTTAAAACCAATCTCACTCGACATTGTTTTTGTGTAGATTGCCTTGATAATACCTGTCAGATAATCCAGCACCATTATCACCAACAGCGCCCATAAAATACTATCCCATTGACCGAATATTGCGGCGAAAAAACCGCCTACAATTCCAATAACCGTACTTGTCCAATTAAAAATCTTATCCATAAATTAACCCTCCATAATCTCCTGTTTCTCAGCTTCTGTAATAAAACCTGCTTTGACAAATACATCAAGCTGTTTCTTGGTATATAGCCCCTTTTTGTAATATCTTTTTATCAATGCCTTATTCATTGCTGACACCTGCCTTTAACTCTGCAATCTGTAGTAACAGCATTGCATTGATTTCGTCCTGTGACATTGTTTCGTCACCACTCATAACAGACTGAACGTGCTGTTTTAATTCCGACATACTGTCAAATGTTTTCGCCTGTATCTGCTCCAACTGTTCTGCCGTAGGCTGTTCAAACGTAACGTCCGTATGCTGAATTTTTGCAATTTCTGTGTCCATATCGAAATTGTCGTCAGTTTCGGCGAATTTGTTATTTACAACACTGCGTTTTATACGCAATATATCCCTGTCGGTATGTATTCCGTACACCGTGCCGTCAATTTCAACACCGCGTTCATAAAATTGTGCTGTTCCGTTTTTACTATAAAATTTGTACATAATATCACCACCCTATCACATTTCCGTCAACAACGCACGTATCGCCGAACGTTCCGATTGATGTTGCGTTTGTCACGTTATTTTTGACTACTGTTTTACCGTCGCTGTATATAATTGAAAAATCTGCATTTGCCGTTACAGACGCCGTTGTCCTAAATATATTATCTGCTATCAGCGTCTGACTGCTGGCTGATATTAGATTACACTGTCCCGACGTAGGGCCTGCGGAAATGTGCATATAATTTCCGCATATAACGGCATAATTTCCGCATTCGATAAAATCGATATATTCGGAATTAATTTTTATAACAGGCATTCTGTTTCCGCTGATTAATGTAATCCCCTTGGTGTATATAAACGGTGTTTTTGTGTTCTGTGTAATTGCTGCAAATTCATTGTCCGAAATTTCGCCATTTATATCGATACTGCAATCAGTAAACGTTTTAAATATATTGCCTACTATTTTTTTGCCTATATCAATACTGCAATTTGTAAAACCGGACATATAATTGTTTACAAATATAACGGTTGACGCCTGTAGCATATATCCTAACGATTGTTCTTTTTGCGTGAAATTCAAAAATTTGTTACCCATAACAAACGAATTGTCTGCGATTTTTATTTCGTATGTCAAATTATTTGCCGGTGCACCTGCGAACGTATCTATGACGTTGTTCAAAAACAGAACGTTGCTCATTTCAAACGTTGATACACCAAATTGATGTGTACCAAATATATCATAGAATGTACAGGATATTATCTGTGAACTACTTTGCGCTGATAATACTGTCGGATTTACTGTGTCCGCCGTTACTGTGTCCGTGTCCTCTGTAAATTTTACATTTTGCATTTTAGCGCCTTCCGGCAGATGAAAAACATATTGTTTTGCGACAGGATTTGTGTTTTTGAACATAATTGTATCGCACATCGAACCGTCTAACGTCATTCCGCCTTTCAACGGAATTGCCACACCGTTATTAGTTCCCGTCATTCCGTAACCCGACTTCATATTTGCATTTGTAATAACGCACAATTCACCTACAGGATATATAATACTTTTATACGGCGCACTATCTATCGCCGCCTGTAACTTTAATTCGTCGTGGTCGCCGTCGCACACGACAAATATTTGATGTTTTGCAATGTCTGTAATATTTTTTGCATTTTCATTTACAGCGTCAATAAATGAATTTTTATTGACAGTTGCCAAATCTGCCAATGTACGAACACGTTCGTATGTATTGGTTATGAAATAACTGTCGCCTGTGGCATTTTCGTTTTCTATGACATAATCAATCGCCGCCGATATAAACTCATATCTTTCCCCTGTCGGCGATTCGCTGTCTATCTTCATTTCTAAATTTATATCGTCAATATGATACAATGTAAATGTCCATACATCACCCGAAATTGCCGACGGTACAGATGTAGAACTTCGGGATATACTACACGTATTTTTAATAAAATCATAATAAACAACGATATAAATGCCGTCTATCGGTACATTTATACACAGTTCCGAAAATGTTCCGGCAATCTGTTTCCCGTCAATGTAAAACGCGTCTTTCAGCGTAATATCAACCGTCATACCCTCGCCATCATATTCTTGTTGTCCGTCAAAATATAGTGTAGGCTTACTCGGTGCAACAAATTTTACTGTATGTTGCTTTTTGTCGCCAAACAGTATAGTTGTTTCGGTGTTCGCATTGATTTCATCAATACGCGCTTTCAATTCTTTGTCAGCGCTTTTTCTTGCTGATTCTTCGGCTTTCACCGAATTTGAAATATTGGTATCCGCCGTCTGTCTTTCGGTGGTTTCACTGTCTATATTACGTTGCAGTTCGTTATCCGCCGCCTGTCGTATTGTCACTTCGTTGTTTATGCGACTGCTTAACGAACTATCCGCACTTTCCCTCGCTTTGGTTTCGGCGGTGATTTTGTCTGCCAAACCTACATCAGCGTTGGTGCGTTGTGTTATTTCTGTGTCCAATTTGTCGGACAGGGTGTTATGCTCGGTTTGAATTGCCGTGAAATTATCACGAACAATCTTCCACCATTTCGATAATAATGTTTTACCGTCAAAATTAAAATTTAATTTCATTTTATCATTCCTTTCTAATCGTAATTGATTGGGATTTCATTAAAAAAACACGCCGTAAGCGTGCTATGGTGGTATTCGTCTGTACATTGTGTCACCTCTTTTTTTGCATAGAAAAAGCACCCCAAAAGGTGCTTAATATTTATATATTCTGTCCTGTTGGATTGAAACATTCTTGCATAAGTCGCATTGCATATTTAAAACCCAAAATAAAACCGTAACGTTCACAACCAGCCTCCGACGCTGAAA